ATGCTTAGTGATCCTAAAAGTGCACGTGAAACATTTACTCCAATTACAATTGTAGTTAAAGCAGATGGCTCTCGTTTATTGATTGATGGTAATCATCGTTTACATGCTGCAGCTGAAGTTAAGGGATGGAAAGAAGTTCCTGTTGTTTTCATTAACGAAAATGAGTTTGGTGATAGTGAAGAAGTCAGATTAGACAACTACGAACTATTTGGTATCGTTGCCAATAAAGGTTCTTTCGAAGCTAAAGAAGAAAACACTAATGATGATATTAAGCGTTCAATCAACAATTACTTGTATCGTCGTAAATTAGACTTGATGAATCCAATTCATTTAGATCGTGCTAGAGACATAATTTATGCACGTTGGGCTGATGCCACAAATACTAAACAACAGTTAAATGGTATTTTAGTTTCATTATTGAGTGATGTTAAGAAAAAACAAGCAAGTTTAAAATATCAAGATAACTTAATTGTTTATAATGAAGCATTCTTAAAATCTCATTGCTGGGATAATTATGGAATAAACAATAGAGCAACTATTACTGACTCTGTTTCATCTGCACGTTTTGCTGCTTCATTGGGTAAGATCATTCGTAGGATGAGAAATTTAAATGTTAAACAAGGTGCTATCGTTTTACATTATCAAAGTAAACCAGAAATCGTGAATGAAGAAGCAGAAGGTAATGTTGCTGATATGATTGATGCAATTAACTTTGCGGGTTTAGATATTACTGTGGAGGTTCTTCCTCCCTTTGCAGAAGAATAATGGATTATAGATTACAAGAAAACAGACGTGAAGCGTTCATTCGCTGGTATGCATGGTCAATGAAATATGATGACTGTGATCCAGCGGTATGGGCTACGAACTATCTAAACAAACGATATGAACACAATGATGAACAGCGTTTATGGTTAGCTTGGCTCTACGGTAACACCTACTACCTTCCAACTTCTTGGGTTCTCATGAATGAATTCCCAGACTTTGAGTTGGCAACAGTAGATCGCATCACCCAATGGAACACTGCCAATTATAAACGTCTTCGTTATCAAACTGATACAAAGTGGAACAAGGGGCACTTACCTTCGATGTTTGCTTCTTATCAAGAGTTCATTGGTAATAAATCACAACGTGAGAAATTAGAGAGTTATTATGGAGACAACGAACATGAAAACTTTACAAATCTGTGGGCAACTCTTAAAGGAAGCCTGCATAAATTTGGTCGTTATTCTACTTGGTTCTATATGCAACATCTTAAGCACACTGCTGGTATTGTTGTTGAGCCCACTAGTCTTATGTTGGACGATTATGATGGCTCTCGTTCTCATCGTAATGGATTACTTTATGCCCTTGGACAAGAAGACGATGTGGATCGAAAACTCACTACATTGGAGTATCAACGACTTGAGGCAAATGGCAGGAGTATTCTTGAAGAAGTACGACATAGATTCCCAGAAGTGGCAAGTCAAGTAGACTTCTTCACAATGGAAACTTGTTTGTGTTCATTCAAGAAGATCTTCCGAGAGAAACATGGACGCTATTTGGGTTACTACCTAGATCGTCAATGTGAAGAAATCCAACAATGCGAATCAGATGGATGGTATGGTATTGATTGGAATGTTTTATGGCAAGCAAGAAATGAAACTATTGATTTACGTTTAGATCATGAACGTGGTATTGATAAAGAAAAGTTTCCTAATTTTATTAGATCAGGTAGAATAGAAAACTTAGACTGGATGTTTGATGATGAACAACCGCAACTTTTAGGATTGGAGGCATTTGTATGAGCGATATGAATATGGGTAATACTGTTACCACACCAGCACAGGATTGTATTACTATAACTTCTACTGGTATCACTACTGGAATTACAATGGGAAGTAGTTATATTACTAGTGGACCAACAATTAGTATTACAACTTCAGCACAAGAACTTCTTGATAGACGAGATATGAATCTTATTGTAGTTGATCATAAAGTTTCAGAAATGGAAATGATGAAACTAAAAGAAGTTCAACCAGACTATGCAGATCACATCAAAGAAAATATTGCTAAGAAAGCTACTAGAGAAGTCATTAATAAAATGACATTTACTAAGAAGAAACTTCTTGATGACGACACACATCACTTCTATGGTCGAGTTTATGTTTTCACTAAAGAAGAATTGATTCAATTGATTGAGGAAGCACGTTATGCATGATAAGTTTGGAGTTGGGGATGTTATTTCTATCCAACTGATTAAAGGTGATGTAAAGAAACGTAAACTACTCGCAGTGGGTGGTCAGCCAGGAACTGGTAAGACTACTCTGTTCCGTAAGTTTATGGAAGCGCATGAGTGGGAAAGGGTAGAGCCCAAGAAGATGCTACCTGCACTCTATTGTAAGGCACTTGACCTATACATCTTAGGTAAGTATGAGGATGGTGAAACCTTTGCTGGAACAGATCGTTTGTCTATGGCAGTTCAACCAGTGGCTCAAGAGTTTGCTAAAGAAACCACTTCGAATATCCTTTTCGAAGGCGACCGAATCTTTAATCAGTCGTTCCTAGAGTTCTCAATGGGTCTTGAGAATACAGATCTCCAAGTCATCTATCTAAAGGTTCCCGATGCTATGCTTAAACAGCGTTATGCAGATCGTGGTTCCGACCAGTCTGAGACATTCCTAAAAGGTAGGGCGACTAAATATAGTAACATCCTCTCTAATTTCGAGTTGATGCCCTATATTACTGAGTTTGTAAACACCAACTTAGAGGAGCAAGGGAAAGTTCTTGCATTTATGAATGAGCACTTAGCCTAAATGTTAGGATTTTCTGGGATATGAATGTATTTCCTGGAAAGAGCAACCTTCGACTGGATGGATCTACTCAATTTTAATGAGCGTCCATTTAGGGCTAAGTACATTCCAGCGAAAGTGTGGAAAGACCTAGATCGATATCGCAATGATTCGGTCGGTCTTGCTAACTACTTTAAGAAGTGGCGCACTAGAATAGAATGGTTTAAAGAAAAGTCAAACGCAAAGATGTTTGACAACTACGTCTGTGTTGGTGGAGAATACTCTCCCGAAGATCGCCAATGCGTCATACAAATCCACACTCACTATTACGATAACTTTAACTTTACTGATGTTTCTTGGAATCAGTTTAAGTATAAAGTGATTCAAGTGCATATGCATGAGATGATACACTTCATGCAGTTTGATAGAAGATACGATGAGTGGAGCAACTACGTTGTTCCTTATAAAAAAGTTGGGCATGCCAAGGTAGATAAAGAGCGCAAGTATCTATCCGAGTTCGATGAGATTCAAGCATATGCGCATTGTGTCCTGCTAGACTACAAATTCTACAGACCAAATTATACCACAGAACAACTGATCAAACGTGCAACTAAGCATCGTGATTCCAAAACTCTGCACTACTTCCTAAAGACATTCAACTACGACTATAAAAATAACGTAGCTACGCACAAGATTATACAACAAATAATTAAGTGGGATCGTAAATATGATAGAGTTATTCGTGCCTCCAAGCGCAAATAAATAGTATAATAATTACATATTGATTGGTCACTAATGTCTGGACAAGTTAAAAACAAACAACTAATACCGACTGCTTTCGGAATAGCAGACGGGAATGAAGTCAAACTCACTTCTTTAAACACCATAGTAAAGAGTAAGTTAAAGAGCATGGGGTTATCTCCAGCTGTAGTTTCTGCATGCGAGTATCTTTATGACCATGCGCTTAAAGGTGATAGTAGCTTTCCAACGAATCCTGGAACCCTAAGCAAAGAAGATTACAATATCGTTTTAAAAGACTTTGGGGAAATAACTGGAGCAGCATGGCTCTTGCAATCATATAGCAAGAAGTATAGAGCAGTTAAGTTTCCTGTGGGTAACGAAAAACTTATTGACTACATGCTAGTAACAAAGCAGGGTCTGGTTGAAAAGTTTTCAGCAAAGGCTGGACAGGGTGGCAAACCTTCTATCACTTCTTTAATGCCAGTCATCGAGGAATTGATTACCACGTCACAAGCAACCCTTGATATTAAACTAGCAAAACCATCATGGGTCATCTATTATCTTTCAACTGAAGAAAAGAATGGTTTGTATTTTGGACCACTTAAAGCAGCACAGTATTTAAATAGTGATGGATGGGTAGCTTTAACTAAGTTGCTAAAGCACAAAGATCTTAAGACTGGTTATACTAGTGGTATTCCTACACAAGCACAGATGGAAACTGCCGTAGTGAATATGGGTACATATGAAAATCTTCGCAAGTATACAAAAGATTTTTACGATGCCACTGGTTATTCCAACACAATTAATACCGAATCTGCTAAGAGTATTATGGGTAAAGGTTATTCTCGTGTTCGTTATGGTTTAATACATTATCCAATTACAGCTGAGATGGTTAAATGGTTAAATACCTCAACTAATCATGCGCAAACCCTATTAAATATGACTGCTAATACTTTAAATATTCAGCAGGTTTATATGGATTTAAAGGGAACTTCAATTGTTTATAGTGTAAAAGCATTCTCAGACGCTGAGTTTAAATTTGGTTCTCCAAGTAGCGCACCATATCCTACTAATAATAGAATGGGATTTACAATGAATAAATCACCTCAATCTATTAATAAAATTAAAGAATAATCCCCTCAATTCCGTAGGGTTATTGCTTGACGGAAATTGAAAACTACGGTATAATAAGAGTATATGCTGAATCTTAAGTCCTACATAAAAGAAGAAAAAAATACCCATATGGAGCACCTGGAAGATCTGATCTTCAATGAGGGTGTTGCGGGAACAAAACAAGCGATCAAGTTTCTGCGTGATCTTCGTGACATGCTTGCCAGTAGTGCAAAGGCTAAAGTTACTTCTACTGTAAAGTGGGATGGTGCTCCAGCAATCTTTGCTGGCATTGATCCACGTGATGGCAAATTCTTCATCGCCAAAAAGGGTGTGTTCAATAAAGAACCAAAGATATACAAAACAATTGCTGAGATTGACGCTGATACTGATGGTGATCTGGCGGCAAAGTTTAAAGTTGCACTGCAAGAGTTTAGTAAGTTAGGAATTAAAAATGGCGTCTATCAGGGTGACTTGATGTTTACTCAATCAGATCTAAAGATAGAAAACATAGAAGGATCCAAGTATGTTACCTTCCATCCCAACACTATTGTTTATGCAGTGCCAGCTGAAAGTGATTTAGCCAAGCAAATTAAAAAAGCAAAGATCGGTGTAGTTTGGCATACCACTTATACTGGTGCTACCTTTGAATCGATGACTGCATCATTCGGTAAAGGCATCGTTGAGAAATTCAAAGATGTACCTAGCATCTGGATGGATGATGCGAACTACAAAGACTATTCAGGTACTGCCACTTTCACTAAAAAAGAAACTACGACTCTAGATGGTATTATTAACAAAGCAGATACTCTTGTTAATTCTATTCAAACTGCTACATTAAATGGTATTAGTCAGAATCCCGACCTGCTGTTGTTGGTTAAAACCTTTGGTAACAGCAAGATTCGTGCTGGTGAAAAGATTACAGATACCAGCAAGTATGTTACAGAACTGTTTAACTACGTCCATGAGAAGCTAGAACCAAAGCAGAAAACCGAAAAGGGTAAAACTGCTGGTGAAGAAAAGCGTAAAAAGATAATGGCATTCTTTGCCAACCATGATAAGAAAGAGATCGTTAAGATTTTCGATCTGGCAAATACGCTGGTTGATGCCAAACATATGATTGTTGATAAGATGAATCAGGCTGGTCATATCTCTACCTTCCTCAAGACTACCAATGGCTTTAAAGTCACTGGGGTTGAGGGTTTCGTGGCTATTGATCATATGACAGGTGGTGCGGTTAAGATCATTAATCGCATGGAGTTTAGCCAGTCTAACTTCTCTCCAGAGATTATCAAAGGATGGCAGCGATAATAAATTCGCTAAATAATATACAGTTACAATTTTATAGATGGGTCACATGAAAAAGTATTCGCAGTTCCTAAAGGAACTACCAAACAAAACAGT